TGTCTTATTAAATACTGATTTTGTGCCCACAAAAAATTTACCATTTTCAGGACTTGGTCCGCAAACTATTGCTGGTGCGCCATCCCATTTTGTAGTGACATTAAGTTTACTTTTACTATGACCTGCTAACATTTCGTTTAATGCCTCTAGAAAAGCGATAGCATTTTTACCACCTTCAAAACCATTATTGATGATATCATCTTCTAAATGTTCTAGGTGTGTATTTTTATCTTCGTTTAGTAAGTTCATTATTTTACTTTTATCCCTGGTGTATTAATGTATAGTGATTTACCTGCCCAACCACCTGCGGCTCTTGTTCTTGATGTGATTGGTATTGAAACGTTTATACCTAATAATTTGTATTTGAAATTTAAAGTAAATTGTTGTGACTTACCATCATATGTGTATTTGATACCACTGTAATTTTTTACATCTTTGTTTAATAAAAATTCTTTGTATTCTTCATTACTTGCAACGTCTTTTATTGTAGCACTAGATTCCGTGCCAACTAAAAGTTTATAAGGACATGGTGTTGTATCTGCACTATCTGGATACATATATAAACCTATGGTGTTTAAGAAGTACATTAAATTTTTTGATTTTTTTAAATAAGATCCAAAACTATCAATTAAATTATTTCTAAAACCATAATAGAAATCATCTTTGTAAAAGTTTAATTTATCTTTATTAAATTCTTTTGCCAATGTTGCAAATGCTTTTTTACTGATACTTTCGCTAGGTTTTTCTTTTTCAATTTTAAATTTACTTAATGCCTTCTTTGCGTTTTTACCTTTTACTGTCTTTGCTGTGTCATTCCACGCTTTGTCCATTAGACCAACTGCATTTTTATATTGTATTTTATCTTCTAACTTTTTGTAGAAACTATGAATTGCTGTATTGAATTTAGGTGTGACATCTTTACCTGTCGTTGCTTTGTTAGAGTATCCTATGTAATCTGTTTTACCTATTTGTAAAATAATATCACTAGGATTGTTTCTATGAACCCCACCGGGTTTTCCACGAGCAGTCCAGAAATATTTGATTGGTTTTTTAGGTAAATCTTTTCTAACAGCTTTCGCCATTTGATATCCTATATTGATATCTTTCTCAGGAGTTTCATCTTTGTTAATCATTTGTTTTAGAAAATCAAAAGTTATTTCTTCTTCTTTTTCTTTAACAACCATATGAATACCTGTACCACCAGTCTTACCACCTATGTCACTCATAAATGTTTTGGCGTCTGTAAACTTAGGATACTTCGCAAAATATAAAGAACAAAATTCATTTACGTTTGCTGATGCTGTGGAATCTTTTCTAGTCTTCATGCCATAGTGACCCATGACATCTTTCATTTTAAGATTTATTGAATATGGTAATTGTTTATCGCCATCGAATACTTGAAATGGAAACTTACCTTTATCACTTATAGATGTGCCTTTAGTCTTTTCGACACTCTTAAACTTTAATTCTTTTTTAGGTTTGACTTCTTTTTTAACAGATTTTTCTACTTCAGGCGTGACAGTATAAAAAGGGTTAAACTGCCCCTTTTGTTGATAGTCTGGCGATATAGTTAGTTCCCGTAAGTATTCTTTAAACTTTAACATCATTACTCCCATGTATATACTAAAGTAACTATTTAGTCAAGAAGAAACTTAGGAATGCCACCATTTACCTTCCATACTTGATTTTTATTATGCCAGTCTGCAAATTCTTTTGCTTTTTCTCTAAATTCAAAGACTTTAACCACCATAGGTTTACTGTGCTGAGAACAAACACCTTGCACTACTTGAAAGATATAATTCTTGTTTTTCTTTCTAGTTTTAACAGTATATTCTAGATTAGTATTGGAAGTCTTGGAACTTCTTGTACTTTTCTTCGGCGCTTTCTTCTTGCGTTTCTTTAAGGTTGTGTTCGACATATTTGGTCTCCTGTGGTTGTATTATATTTTGTGCTTGTTGTTCAATATCAAACAGTTTCATTCTTGAACGATCAACACCTATCATAAACTTTCTATGCATGGTTGGATCATTATATCTGTTCTTTAATTGTTTGACAAGCATTTGCCCTGCCTTTTCTAGTTCTTCACTAGAGATCAACGCAAACATAAAGTCTGCTGTTGCTGGAAGCCCGAATGATTCAGAGGTATCTTCTAAACCAATGTCTGTGGAAACGAAACCTGATCTGGTCGTTTGTGTTGCTGTCACGATAGGCACATTTAATTCTACAGCCAAACCTCTTAGTTCTTCAGCGATTGCTTTGATATAGGTATAACTGTTAACATTAGAACCTGCCTTAAATCTTGACGAAGCACATATATTAATATAGTCAACAAAAATGATATCTGGTTTGAATGTTCTTTTCAATGCCAGTTCATTTACTAAGGCACGATAATGATTTGAACCTGCACTAGCAGTTGGATATTCTTTAATAATTAAAGTACCTGTTGTTTTAGATTGTAGTTGTGTAATTTTATCATTGAATAATTTTTTATTCAACATATGTAAGTCTTCCATAGAAATATTAAGTAAGTTTGCATCTATACGTTCAGCAATTCTTTCCTCTGCCATTTCCATGGTAATGTATAATACATTTTTGTTTTGTGCCAATGCACTTGCAGCTTGATGACACATAAACAAAGTTTTACCAACACCAGTACCTGCCAATGCAACATTGAGAGTTTTAGTTGGTAAACCACCTTTTGTGACTTTATTGAAATAGTCTAGATCAAAAGGTATTCTTGTTTCTTTTTTGTGATAATAGTCAAATCGTTTTTCTACATCTAGTAAGTAATCATGACCAACAGCATTATCAAAACTAACAGATAGAGCGTCCCGTAATATTTCTGGTATAGCTTCTGGAGTATGTTTTTTATCTTTTCCATCTATAATATGTATACCATCCATAACAGCATTATGAACAGCACGATCTTTACAGAATTTTTCTGTGGTATTTACTAACCAGTCTAGATCAACCTCTTGGGGATCTAGTGAAGAAATTAAGTCAACAATCTTTTTATATTCATCTTCATTGAGGTCTTTACGTTTATTTAAATCAATTTGTAAAGTTTCTTTAGTAGGTCGTTTATTATATTGAGAAATAAACTGTTGTATTTCTGTAAATACTACACGCTCACTACGATCTTGAAAATACTCTGATTTAAGAAAAGGTAAAACCTTTCTCGTATAATCCTCATTGTGTAATAAATTTCTAAGTGTTGTTCTTTCTATCTTCTCCGCTATCACTATCTTTTTCCTTTTCTACTTCGATTGCTAGTATGTCACCTATAACATTAATAAAGTCACCACTGTCAGTATTACACTTGTTAGGATTCTCATGTATGTTATAAACAAATTTAAGTCTTAGTTTTTCACTTTCTTCAATAGGCGAAACTTTACCATAGGTATAAATGACATCTTTATATGTGCCGTCTTCTATCTTAAAACCTGTCAATTCGTTTGACGGATTTTGTTGATAACTATACTTCGGAACTGCCATAACTATATTCTTTGTTTGCTGCTTCGTCTATTTGTTTTAGTATATCGTCTGTAAAATATTTTTCAGGATCTGAATAGATTGTTTTAGCGTATTGTTTTGAACCATCTGGTAATTCTATTCTTGTTGATACTTGTTTGAATATACCATACTTAGTTGCTAAGTCTAGTAATCCGTAGTATTTATCTAAACCAGTATCATAACGTAATCTTACATCAACCATCATATTTTCTTTTGATAGTCTGGATTTCTGTGTCTTACAATGTATTATATTACCAATAACCTCTGTACCATCTTTTTCTTTTTTCTTAGAAAGATAAACGATTGTAGATGCGGCATATTTCAAACCAGAACCACCACCCATTTCTTTTGTAGGCATATAGGCACCCACAACATCATATGTATGATTGGTAATAACCATTGGCACTTTTGCACGACCTAGTTTTAAAGTTAATACTCTAAACGCAGCCTTTAATACTTGTGCCCTTGTCATATCTCTAGTTTCTTTTCCGTCTGCTGTGTCTTCTACTTCTTTGGTTGTAGATAACATACCTAAACTATCTAGAACTAATAACAATGGTTTTCTATCTGCTTCGTTTTGTTCCATGTATTTGTCTAACACAGTTAGGGATTGTGTTCTAAATTCTTGTACCGTAGTCACAGGCATGATAACCATTCTTTCACTATCAATACCTCTGTCTTCAATTAATTGTTTTGTTAATGCACTTTCACTCTCAAAGTAGATAACACCAGCATCTGGATTATTATCTAAAAAAGATTTACACATACCCAAGACAAAGAAAGTTTTACCTGTTGCACTTTCACCTGCCAATGCTGTAATTTTGTTTGAAGGTATGCCACCATGAATACTACCTGATAGTAAGGCATTAAACATATGAGAACCTGTGTTGATAAAAGTATCTACATCACCTGCCTCGACACCTTCGCTTACTAAACTGGCGTATTCGTTTCCTGTTTCTTTAATTATTTGTTTCAGAAAGTCTGGCATTATCATTCTCCTTTTGTTGTTTCTGTATCATTATTTGTAATTTATCATATATCAATCCAACGGTTGTACATTCTTCAGCACGAATACTACCTCTTTGTAAAGACGCTTGTATTATTTTAATTATCGTACTATAATCTGCAATCGTAAGATTTTGTTGTTCTAGTTTTTCCATAAGTTCTTTCATAGTATATCAGGTCTCCTATAATTTGTCAAGGACTTTCTCATATATAGAATCCGCTATTGCTTTCATCATTAACGGTGGTACCATTCTACCTATTCGTTCTGCCCTTTGGTTCCATTTACCAGTTAGAATAAAATCATCTGGTAATGATTGTATTCTTTTCAATTCGCCCAAAGTAAGTTTTCGTGGTTCGTT